GATAGCTGCCGGTTAGAAAAAAGACATGTCATGTGACATGTCTTTTTTCTTTTATCGTCAGCTATCTATCCCTTCCCCCTTTTTACAAATTATTAACACTTCTCAGACACCATGAAAACCTATATGTCGACGTTTAAGCCTATTTGTGCTATAATATAGAGCATTGTAAATAAAAACCGCTAAACCCTAGTATTTATGGGATTTAGCGGTTCTTTTTTTTACTAGATGAGTTCAAAATGAGTTCCGAAAATTAAAATTCACTATTTTTAGTTGACTTATCAACGGTTAAACTCTCTAATTTGTCTACAGCTTTCCTATTAGCTTCTGGCATCATGTGAGCGTAAAATTCAAAGGTTGTGTTTTTATCTGCGTGACCAATCTGTTTAGCGACTGCTAGAATATCTCCGGTAGCTGCGTAAAGCATTGAAGCATAGCTGTGCCGGAGAATGTGAGGACTAATTCTTGGCAAGCCTAACTTAGTACAGTGATATTGCATATATGTTCTGATAGCCGACGGTTTTATGCCATCAAAGATATAATCTTCTGGTTTAGCCTTATAAAGCGTGCCTATGTAGTCTATGATTTGATTATAGAGGTATTTCGGTATTTCAACATCACGCACGGAGCTTCTTGTTTTTGGTGTGCTAATGACAAATTCATCTTTATTGTGTATCCTCATTAGTGATTTATTAACATGAATTTTATAGGGCGATATATCCTCGATTTTTAGAGCCATAACTTCACCTATGCGCAAGCCTGCCCAAAAGATGATATTGAACAGTACTCTATGTGAAGCTATCTTAATATCATCATAGAAAATCTTATACTGTTCTACTGTCCATAATTTCGCACGTGTATCGTTTGAATATGGCTTTACCCTGTCAGTAAGAGTAACAGGGTTATTTTTTGTCCCGCAATTTCTTTTAGAGAATTCAAAGACCTGGCTTAATTCTGAACGTATCTGATTTAGCAGTCTGCTTGAGAGCCGTTCTTTTTTTGATTTCTCATTTTGAATGGCAAGCCAGCGCATAACTTGAAGCGGAGTAACCTTGTCGACGTTCATATTCTCAAAGAAAGGGAGGACATAATATTTTAATGCCTGGTTTTTCTTGTCGACAGTCGACTGCTTTAATTCTCCTAGCTTTAGTTTGCTGTCCAGCTCTTCCCGGTATGCTGTAATAACTTCGCTGAATTTCGGATCATGTGTATGAGTTTTGTTCCTCATGTCGCTTTCATATTTTTCAGCATCGCGCTTTTTGTCAAAACCTCTTTTTGTTGTATGTTTGCGTACGCCTTGCCAATCCTTATACCAAAAAGCACAGTCCCATTTTCCTGTTTTCAGATTTTTTGTTACTGTCATGTTCTGCAGCTCCTTTCATGTAATTTTTGCCAAAAAACGCCAAAAAATCTCTTTAGTATTTAGCTTATAAGCGACTTTTCAAGGCTTCTGCTTATATTTATATTAGTAAAAATCAAATGCTCATATAAGCTAAATATGAAGCTCTGATAAGATTTTTAATTTATAAAAATAATGATATAAACTGTATAAAAACACTGGCTTGAAAAGCAACCTGGAATTTTATGTTCAGACTGTTTTTCAAGCCTTTTTTATTTCAAAAAGCACAAAAGCAGACCATTTCTGGTCTGCTGATTTATTTTGTCGACTGCGTACTGCTATATGCTTGCTTGAATTTATCGTTTGCTTCCTTGACTTTAGCAGCCGAATCCTTCCAATCTGCAAGCCAGGTGTTTTTGTCTAGTGATGGCTTGTCTTTTACTCGTGCCGTTACATCCAAAAAGTTTATTACGCAAGAAATATATGTGTTTGTCAATGTTGCAATGTAAGAATCTTTTGCCCTGGAATCATTTTGCAGTTTTTCTTTTAGCTCTTGCAATTTAGGTTTGGTATATATTGCTAAATCTGCTCCTGCAATATCTTTCGCATTTTCCGGATATGTTTTCATGATGTTTTCAAATTTAGGGAAAAAGTCATTTTTTAAGATAGAACCCGTTACTACAAAATAATTGTCATTGATGTACTTTGCGTCTGTTGCTTTCGATGCTTCACAAAATGGCAAGCCAGCAAACACAAAAATCGTAGTAAGAACAAGAAATATTTTTCTCATTTTTATAGCCTCCTAGAATGGGTGACAACGTTTACAAGGTGTATATCCAGATGCTCTTGCTTCTGATTGTGATTCGATGTAAACCTTATTGCCGTTGCTCATTTTTGATACAGAGCTGCAAGTGTTTGTGTGTATCTTGCCAGTGTTGCGATTAGCGACATAAGCTTCTGCCGACAGCGTGAATGTTCCGATGCAGAAAATAGTGATTAGTGCTATGATTATTCTTTTCATTGATGCTGACTTCCTTTATTGTTTGTTAAGCAAATTCGATATTATAGCACATGGTTCCTCGTATTCCGATAGGCGTATAATGTACGGCGTTGCTCGTCCTTCTTTAAAGATGTGTAATCCGCCGTCACCGTCGGAAATAGAGAAGAGTTTGGAGATTGGAAAAGCAAAAGCTTTTGAGCTGCCTAAAAATCCTATACGCATATTGCTTATCCAAAAGATGCCCCATGAATCAGAAGTCCAAAAAGAGGAAGTTTTTCTTGATACACTCATAGAGCCTACATGATAGCGAACGCCTTTACAGATGCGTATAGATGCAGATGGTCCGGAATAATTAATTTTTTTGGTAACAGTTTTCATTTTCATCATATCTGCGTATGCTGAATAATGAAGTATCTCACCGTCCTTATATATGATCTGAACATCATTTTTATCATAGATTGGTAATTTATCGTTAACTGTGATGTCATATAGGGTTCTGTTTAGCTCTATTTTTCCATTCCAGTATTTTACTTCTTTGGGAGTGAGATGTTCGCATACAAGCAAATACTTGCTAAATTTCTGCGCTTCATCTTCTGTTACTATTCCGTCCTGCATTATATCAGACCATATATTATTACAAGCCATAGATTGAGCTTCGGCAAGTTGTTCATCCGTAATATGTTTTTCTTTTATAAAGTTATACATATTGGTAAGCTGTGCTTTGTCTTCGTATTTATCTTCCATAGCTACCATGGTTAGCATTTTTATATATTCTTGAATATCTTCTTTTGATGCTTTGCGTGAAAACCACCCGAACATTAATACCAACTCCTTTCGATACATACGAAAAAGAGGACGGACATATGCGCCCTCTTATCGCTGTAGTTCTTCTACAAATGGCTCCCTAAAAGGAATCCCCCTAACATCAAGTTGAATCATTAAGTCCGCATTTTACAGTTTCAGCTTGCCTTTTTGCAACCAGTTGGTTGGCAATTTCTATGCAGAGTAGCAGGAAATACACATGCTCTGTTGGTAATTGTCGAATCAGCTGTGCATACTCGTTAGTGGTATGACATCGACTTCGTTTTAACCTCCTTCCTTTAGATTGCAAGGTATTATGCCATGCTGGCGAAGGGGAAGTCAGGCCTTGCCTTTGCCTTGCAACAGCCCTTTTATAATTTGCTCGATAGCCATCTTTTGGGTGTCATCGAGTTTCTGAATCTGTTTCGCAATCTCAATAGCCTGTTCGTCGAGAAGCTGGGCGTTGAGCTGCTGCTTTACTGCTTCGGTGTTTATGCCGAGGGACTTTGCTTGTTGTTCTGTTACACCGAGAGCGTAGTCTTTATCTTCATAAAAGTAACCAGCAGGAATGCCAAAGTAATTAGCAATAGCTTGTATGGTCGCTACTTTTGGCTCAGAACGACCACTTTTCCATAAAGAAAATGTTGAGTTGCTGATACCAGTTGCTTTAGCAACTTGGTATGCTGTTGTATTGTGTTCTTTTAGAAGAGTTTCAAATTTTTCGTACATTCGATACCTCGAAAAAAATATTTTACAAAAGCAAAACAAAACTACTTTACAACTCTAACACATTATGTTATAATATTACTAAGATGTAAAACAAAAATACTTTAAAGCCGTAAAATAATTTTAAGTATTTTACATTTGTCAATTAGAGTATATCACGTTCAAATTTGAACGTCAAGAAAGGAGTGCTGAAATGTATAGAAAAATTGCTGAATTAATGCAGAAAAACAATGTTACTGCTTATCAGGTTGCGAAGGCAACAGGACTTAGCAATTCAGCTTTTTCAACTTGGAAAAATGGCAGAAACAAACCTAATGTTGAAGCGTTGCAAAAACTTGCCGAATACTTCGGCGTAAGCGTCGATTACTTTTTAAATGATGTAGCGTAAAGGAGTGATGCTATGGAAATAAAAAACGGTTTAATAACTTTTGACCCACGTTCTGCTGTAAAGCCTATCATACAAATACTGCATGATAAAGGCATACCAATAGCTGGCATTTCGCAAGTGTTTGAGCTGGTTATGAAAGATGTTATAAGTTATACAGTCCCTTATGATGTTCAACAATTTAATAAAGACCATTGATGAAATTGTGCAAAGGAGAGATGAAGATGAAAAAGGTATTGCAAATCTGCGTATGCATTATCTTTGCATGGTGTTGTTTAAGCTTGATTGGCGGATTTTCGGACAGCCAGGTGCAAAGGCATACAGTTACTCATGTTGTACAAGAAGGCGAAACCATGTATGGAATCGCTGACAAGTATTTCCTGCTCAACAAAACAAGAATTTGTTTTGACGAGTTTTGGTACAAAGTATCCGAAGATAATAAGCACCTGACCGCCAACCGCCGTTATCTCCAGCCTGGAGATGTAGTCACTGTTAATTACTACACAGTGAAAGAACAATGATAGCAGGGCATAAAGCCTTCTCGCTATACATTAATTGTAACAGAAAGGAGTTGAGCGTTATGGCAGAAAGTAAAGCTAACATCTATAAGACAGCTAGAGAATACGCAAGAATTAGCCGTGTTGATGCTGCGGAATTCTTTGCTATATCTGCTAGTTGTCTTAAGGATTACGAAACCGACGTGCGTGGTGTTCCGGATGTTACGGCATTGCAAATGTCCAGGTTGTATCGTGCGCCCTGGTTACGTGTTCAGCACTTGCAAAAGAACGTTGTGTTCTGCGACGTGTTCGGATTAATTCCGACAGTCGATAACAGTGCTTTGAATGTACTGCGTGCTCAAAAGGAAATCGGCGAGGTGGTCGAGCTGTTTCCGCAAATGGTAGCAAAAACAGTACAAAAAAAGCACCTCGGTGACAATCTTTTAAAAGAATGCCGTGAAGGTGCACAAGCTCTGTTGGTGCTGATTGGAATTGAAGATGAGCAAAAAGAAAAGACCCCCCACGCTAATAGAGAGCCTTTAACCTATTAAATAAAGTCGAAAGGAAGTCGGTTTATAAAATAGGTCATATATAGTATAGCATACGGAAAAGAGGTTGTCAAACATGGAAAGCAGATTCTACACAGCTAAAGACATTGCCAACCTTTTAGGCGTAGGCGTTGGAAAAGGCTACTCGCTTATAAGGGAATGGAACAAAGAGCTTCAGCTAAAAGGCTATACAACTGCACAAGGCAGAGTAGTTAAAGCCTATGCTGATTTAAAGCTTGGTTTCGGAATTCAGAAGGAGGATGTATATGGTAACTAATGAACAGGTTAACGCTGTGTTAGCTCGTAGCGGACTTAGTCTGGAAGGATTTGAAGCTTTCAGAAAAAGGAAGCATGGTGAGCACAAGCAGACGAAAGAGAGCTGGTTGAAAGACTTTAAGACGTGTTCGCACTGTACCAGGGATGGCAAATGTAAATATCAACACTTCGGATACCACCAGGAAAAACAGGCTGTGCGTGAAGGTGATGTGTTAAGCTATAACGTTAACAGCTTGTCGGTAAATATGCAAACATATCCTAAAGTTGGCAGTTATTGTGAATGCTGTCACTGGGATGCTGAAACTACTCTTAAGCTTCACAGTAGACTTAAAGAACTGGTTAAGGAAGGTGAAGTTATATGAACGCATTGACTGACGCAAGATACGGCTTATGTTTCGACGTTGAGACAGCTAACTTTACCGATTTTGCCGGGCTTGGCAAAAACGATGAGGAATTTCACAAAGCCGCAATGCTTATGAAATCAAACTGCGAAAGAATTCTGAATAGCATCAAAGAGTACGAAGAAGCGTACAAAATTGACCGGGCAAATAAGGAGTAGTGAATTATGGGACTGTTTAAAAAGGCTGAACGCAAAAAAGCGTTTTTGAAAATTGCTATTACCGGTGTTAGTGGCAGCGGTAAAACCTACAGCGCATTGCAGTTGGCGCAAGGATTAGGTGATAAGATTGCAATGATAGATACGGAAAACGGCAGCGGTGAGCTGTACAGTAATCTGTGCGAATACGATGTAGCTCCGATGTCAGCACCCTTTACACCGGAAAAGTACATTGATTACATCCATGAGGCAGAGCAAGCAGGATATAACGTGTTGATTATTGACAGTTTATCTCATGCGTGGGCAGGTGAAGGCGGCGTTCTTGATTTTGTTGATAAGAAAGCGGCGACAACAAGAAGCGGTAATAGCTTTACTGCATGGAAGGACGCTACTCCGAAGCAAAATAAGCTTGTTGACGCAATTCTCCAAGCAAAAATGGACGTAATTGTTTGCATGAGAAGCAAGCAGGCATATGAGATTGTAGAGAATGAAAAAGGCAAAAAAATGCCGATAAAAATGGGATTAGCTCCTATTCAGCGAGACGGCTTAGAATATGAATTTACAGTAATGTTTGACATTAGTGTTGAGCGTCATATGGCCGCTGCTACAAAAGACAGAACCGGATTATTTGTTGATTGGTGTGAAGTAATTACTCCGCAGATCGGCAAAAAGATTCGTCAATGGTGTGATAGTGGTGTAGAAATCACGGAAAATAAATTCGTTAAGCTTGAATATGGAAAAGCGTATGTGCGTACTCGTAATGGTATGACAGATATTGTAGAACTGACATACGATCAGCTAGAGCAACTGCTTCAAGCTCCAAATTATAGTTTAGCGCATAACGCAATAAGGGAACGCTTAGAGCTGATAGAAGCAGCACAGGCAGAAATCCCCGAGATGAAAGAACAGCAAGAAGATTTTAGCGCAGCAGAAATTGAAGAAGCTGCCAATGTTAAGCCTCTTAATGTTGTTTCTGATAATGCGGTGTTCAAGACGCCAGAAAGCGAAAAAAATGAGTAAGAAAAGCATATTACAGAGTGACAAGGAGTGCTTTATGTGCGGTACAACCTGTAACCTGGAGCGCCATCATGTGATATTTGAAGCAGCCGGGAGAAAGATTTCGGACAAGCTGGGTTTAACAATCTGGCTATGCTACGAACATCACAAAGGAAAACTCGGACCTCATTTGGACAGGGAAACAGACTTGCGGTTAAGGCGATTTGCTCAAACCTGCTATGAAGATAAACATAGCCGGGACGAGTGGATAGAGAAAATTGGGAGAGATTACCTATGAGAAAGAAAGCACTTATGAAGTATGTGAGGTTACTTAGACGGCAACCATTATGGAAGAAGTTATTGTAGGAGGGCGACATGGAGAGCTGGTTCAAGGTTAGCGCCGATGTGTTCGACAGTGAAAAAATTAAGATACTTCGTGCTGATACGAAGATTGGTGATAGCCTGGCATTAATGTGGTTCTTCCTGTTAGCTTTAGCTCGTAAAAAAAACGATGGTGGTTATGTATACGCTACCGAAGGTGTAGCGTATACACCAAAAACCTTAGCTGCTGTTGGTGGTTTTAAGCCTAAAATTGCGGAAACTGCTTTAGAAGTATTTCGGCAGTATAACATGATTGATATAGAGGATAACGGCTATATCTATATTGTAGGCTGGGGTGAGTATCAGAACGCCGAAGAGCTTTCAAAGCTCAAGGAGCGTGAGCGGTGTAAGGAAGCAATGAGAGTTAAAAGGCAGCGTGAGAAGCAATCCAAAACCTGTAACAATGACGTAACAAACACAGATGTTACGAAATGTTACGAAGATGTTACGTGTAACAAAAGCGTAACAAGTCAAAATGTTACACGTAACAACGATGTAACAAACACAGATGTTACGGATAAGAATAAGAGTAAGAATAAGAAAGAGAATAAGAGTAAGAGTAACAACAATAACTTTAGTAGTGGTTGTTACGATAAAAATGCTGCCGTTACGTGTAACAGTTACGAAAATGTTACGAGCGATAATAATCCTGTTGGTTTTTGGAATCAAAATGTTACGCCGATAACACCATATATTGCAGAGCGGTTACAGGCTATTTCTGAGGAGCACGGCGAGCTAATAGCCATGCAAGCGGTAACAATAACAGCGCAGCAAGGCAAGAAGTCAATAGCCTATTGTGAGGGAGTTGCAAGAACCCTTGCGAGCGGTGACAATCAAAAGCCAAAGAAACCGCCGGATGACCAAACAGACCTGGACAAATATTTTTAGTGAGGTGATAGCATGAATGCGAATGATGTTCAGAATTCAATTACGCTTGCTGTAAATCACATTGCTAAAAATGCTTCACAGCTTAATAAGCAAAACGAAAATGATTATTACGAAAACGGATTGCTTATGTGTGGTAAATGTCACACGCCGAAGCAATGCAGAGGTTTCTTGTTTGGTGTTGAACGAACTGTAACCTGTATCTGCAAGTGCAGAGCGGAAGAGCTTCAGGCAGAGCGTGAACGTGAGGAACATGAAAAGCGACTTGCTAGGGTACAAGAGCTTAGAAAAGCTGGCTTCCCGGAGCGTGAGCTTCAGTCACAGACTTTCAGCCATGATGACGGCGCAGATGAGCGGACGATGCGAGCAATGAAGAATTTCGTTGAGCACTACGATGATTTTCGCAGGATGCATAAAGGATTGCTGCTTTACGGAAATTCCGGAAGCGGAAAGACGTTCGCCGCTGCGTGTGTGGTCAATGCACTAATTGATAAAGGCGTAGCTTGCTTAATGACTAATTTCGGCAGAGTGTTCAATACCTTGTGGGGAACGGAACAAAAGCAAGCGTATCTTGACGGATTTAATCAATTTGAGTTGTTAGTGCTTGATGATTTAGGAGCAGAACGGCGCACGGAGTTTGCTCAGGAGCTAGTGTTCCAGATCATCGACAGCCGTTGCCGGAGCGGATTGCCTACAATCATTACGACAAATTTGCCGATTGAAGCAATCAAAAAACCGCAAACGATAACGGAAACAAGAATCTATGACCGCATTTTGCAGATGTGCCACCCGGTAGAGGTTACACACGCAAGCAGACGCAGGAAGAAGGTTGCAGAAGGCTTTGCTGCGACTAACAAATTATTAGGATTATAGGAGGGAATTATGGACGATAAAGACAAGAGATATTTTTCAATACTCGTCAATTTCTATATCAATATGTATCGTGACAGCGGCGAAATCTATTATCTGCATAAGGCTGCTGCTGAAATCAACGCAGTAATAAAAAAAGAAGGCGGCGAAATTTTCTGCCAGGACAATCCGTTAAAGAGAAAGGAACAAAAAGCATGAACAAAATCATTTTATTAGGAAGACTGACAAAAGACCCGGAGGTAAGATACACTTCTACAAGCAAGGTTGTTGCTCAGTTCACGCTTGCGGTAGACAGACCTTATTCGAAAGACAAGCAGCGTGAAGCTGACTTTATCCCTGTTGTTATCTGGGGTAAACAGGCTGAAATCTGTGGCAACTACCTTAGCAAGGGACAGCGTGTGTTAGTTGAAGGCAGACTGCAAATTCGCAATTATGAAGCTAAAGACGGTCAAAAGAAATATGTAACCGAGGTCATTGCGGAGCACTTTGAATTCATTGAGCGTAGAGAGCAAGGCGGCGAATCTCAGCATACACTGGGAGAAGAAAGCCAGGACTTCCAAGGTTTTGGCAGCGCAGTACCTTTTAATGAGGAAATTCCGTTTTAAGTGAGGTATAACATGAAGATTAAAGATGAAGTTAACCGCTTGCGTAAGCTGGCGTTCACTGAAATTGAATTAAAAAAAGATGACTTTAAGAAGATTTGCAGTGAATATTGTTTTTTGTACAGAACGATATATCACCAGACCTACAATCCTAGCATGAAGCTGATTAGCACGTGGGGAAGAAGCAAGGTGTATGTTGATAAGCTTGAATACATTGATGTGCTTCAGGACTTAGCTTATCTGAGATACGCTTTCAGCAGGATGAAATTCAAGGGGTACAAGAAACATGAATCAGCTTAAAAGTATCCTCGTGGGCAAGCGTAGCAAGGCAAGCGGTTCGTTCTTTGAAAAGATGATTGACGCAGGCTGCCAGTATTACGAGGAACATGGCATTGCGAAAATTGAGAAACAGAGTGAGCCTGTACATTATATCCGCCCTTATGGAGCGCATGGACAGTTCATTGCGAATTATGCAAAGAAAAGCGGCGTCGACTACAAGGGGACGCTTAGAGGTGGTTTAGCGGTGTGCTTTGAAGCGAAGCACACCGACGGCGACAAGATGCTGCGAAGCAGACTTGAACCGCACCAGCTTGAATACCTGAAGGTTCATCATTTTTTAGGAGCAAGGTGCTTTATCCTGGTATCGTTTAGTCTGACAGATTTTTACAACGTGCCGTTCCTTGTATGGGAGAACATGAAGTCACTATATGGAAGGCAGTACCTAAAGCGTGATGACCTGGAAGAATACAGAATCAGTAATACAGGCAGAGTGTTAAAATTTCTGTCTGTAACGGAGGAGCAACAGTGAAATATCTACTTGGAACAACAGCAGAAGGCAAGCAGTGCTGCCCTCATTGCAAGCAGGAAAAAATAAAGCTTGTCTACGGCGCAAAGATTGTAGACAGAAAAGGTGCTGTGAAATGGGCGTTTAGATGCTCATCGTGCTATGGCACGATTTGGTTAAAGTAAAGCGAAAGGAAGTCGGTTTAATGCAAAATAAGGATTGGAGCTATCTGCTAGGGCAGAAAATAGGTATGCTGACAGTGCTTGAAATTTATCCTCCAGGCGTTATCAGTATTAGACCTAACAAGAAGGTTTCTGTTGCAAAATGCCTTTGCGAATGTGGCACTGAATGTTACAGAGATGTATCTAATCTTGCCAGGCGGCAAGGAATGAGCTGCGGCGGCAAGGAGTGCAAGCACAAAATCATGAGCCTTGCGCAAATAAGAAGGCAGGAAACTAACAAAAGCAAGGCTAAAGCTCAGAAGCCTGCCGAGAAATTTTTAAAAGATGAAGAGCCGATAATCACGAAAAAACTGAAAAACAAATATGTCTGCCCTTTTCCGTTCCCCGGCTGCGTAAGAAGCGAGGTTTGCCACGTATGCTGCTGGGAGTGCGATAAGGAATGTAAACAGTGCAGTAATAATCCGCAGCTATGCGGAGCAAGGAGATTAAAATGAGAAGCGTTAAGGAGATTTTAGCAAATGAAAAGTTTCAAGCCGACAAGAAAAATGATTTTACTTTTGAAGGCTTGGTATTAATAGGCTTCCTGCATCTGCCAGGAAGCAAAAAGAGCTTGCAGTGTGTTGTAGGCGTTGAGCCTGATCAGGACGGCAACCAATGGGAGCACGTGAGCGTGAAATTTTGCGGCACAACGAATAAAACGCCGTCATGGGAAGTTATGTGCCAGGTTAAAGATGTGTTCTGGCTACCAGAAGAAGAAGTTCATCAGATTCACCCAAAAGAAAGCGAGTATTTACACGGCGTAGGCAGGATATACGATGTTTTACATCTGTATCGTCCTGTAGGTGGCTGGAAACAGAATCCAAACAGAGGTGAGAATAATGGCTAACTTTTCTTTAAAAACAAAGTTTTCCGTAGACGGAGAAAGGTACTTACTGTCTACAGTTAAATTGCCGTGGTGTTACAATTTATCTTATGAAACAATGCTTTTTAGATTGAATAGTGCGGATGAAATTATCTATAAAGATTTGTATTGTCAAAAATATTGTACGCAACAAGAAGCCGAAGCAGCACACAAATATTTGCTATTGTGTGTTGAGCACGGAGAAAGGTTTTGGGAAAATGACTAAAGCATTAAACGTAATTATCGACATGATCACGGTTATACTAATCATCGGCATACCTGCTATGCTTGGTGCTCTACTAGGTGCTGCGATTGGGTGGTTAATATGGCTGTGGTAAAGCGTAGACAGCAGAAGCTGAAATATTATCGTTACTGCTTGCGTAAGGCACGTGAGCTGATGCGTAGCGAGTTAAGAAAGTGTGAAGTTTTGGCAGGGAGGATGAAAAAATGGCAATAAACAGAGAATTAGACGGCATTTATTTTAGAGTTAAACGCGGTAATTATTGGGAAAGCATCTGCTTTAGTGATTTGTCAGACGAAGAAATGGACAAGGTGCTTGAAGGGCATAGCGTAGAGTGGCTGAAAAACACGTGCAAAATCCTGGGTCGCACGATTAGAGATATCGGCGATAGTTTGGATATTGTCGGCTGGCAAAAGGATGAGGAGGAAGAGTAATGACGTTAGACGAATTTGTAGCGGTCGTATTGATTGTAACGCTTATCCCAGTGGCTGTTATCCAGTGGATGGGCTTAATCGTGGCTATTATGGAAAGATTTAAGGAGTAAAGGTTATGACAATCAAAGAGCTTTACGAATATGCTAATACTAACGGCGTTGAGAATCTGCCGCTTCAATATGGCTTTGTCGATGACAATGGCATCTATTATCCAGATTATTTTGGCTTTGCTGATTTTGATTACAATATCGACAATGTAACGATGATGTTTTATGTTGCTGGAAATAAAGAACTAGCTAAAGGGTTGCAGAAAAACACAGGCTCTACAATGAAATATGTGGGAGCAGGAGATGATGCAGCTATGGGCGTATACAAATGCTCTCAATGTGGCTCTGAGGTGCAGAATTATGAATACTATGATTTTTGCCCTTGGTGTGGTCGTAAAATTAAGGGGTGGAGATAATGATTGACTATAAAAAGGCAGAACAGGCAAAAAGATTTCTTGATGAAAGCGGTGTAGATTATGTGCTCGCTATGGAGGGATTATAAATATGTTAGATAGAGAAAATTTCGATAAAGAGATGACTATTTTAAAAAAAAAATTAAATGAGCTTGGGTACAAAAGAGTGCAGATAACGCGTACTGTAATCTCTAGTGATAGTAGCGCTGTTGCAATTCATTTAGCAGTAATGAAAAATTTTAAACAAAAGTATTAATAAAAACTTTTTCGATGCAACAGAATAATGACGTATGACGCAGTTTGCGAACTACGAGAAATGGCATCACAGGCAGCGGCAATCCATATAGAAAGAGAGAAGAAGGAGTGATAACTAATGAAAAAATATATTGTTTCAGGTGAAGTAACAGCTTATATCTCGGTAGAACTAGAAGCAGAGAACGAAGAAGAAGCCATTTCAAAGGCTTACGAAGAGTGTTCTGGGCCTATGAATTTCATCGGCAATGGTGGATACGACAAATTAATTGGCGTGTGTGACACCGATTCTGCTACGGTTAGCATTAACTGTGATGATGAAGTTGAATACACCGAAGTAGAAGAAGTTGAATAAAGCCGATATATTGGGCGTGGAGGTAGTAAAAGAACAATGAAAGAGAAAAAACTTTATACATGTGAAATTTGTCACACAGACTATGCTGAAAAATTTGCATGTAAACAGTGTGAACAAAACCATAAAACGAATTTGGCTATTAAAGGCATGAGATTTAAGCCGATGACGGTTGACGAGTCGGGTTTCCCTATTAGCATTACGGTTGTTACTGATAAGGGATTAGAAAAAGTTTATCATTGTTGAGTGGAGGTTATTAAAGATGGCTAAAAATCTAATCCCCGAAATCGCCCAGATGTTGGGTGTAGAGATTGGCGAAGAATTTGAAATTAAAGGACGCAAAGGATTAACTTATAAATTTATCATCGACGAACTGATAGTGTGCAACGACAATAACACAGAAACTGCATACATATCTGCTAACATGACGCTTGTTAGTTTGATAAGAGGCAACTCCGAAATCATCAAACTGCCATGGAAGCCGAAGAAAGGCGATGTTTATTTTACCTTTGGGCGTTTGGGCGATAAGTGGGTTGTTCGCTCGTTGTGGTGGGGCGGATTCCCGGAAGAGTATGCCCTGCTAGACAAAGGCTGGGTATACCGCTCAGAGGAAGAAGCGCAAGCTGCTTTGCCCAGCGTAGCAAAAGAGTTAGGGGTGGAGTACAAGTTATAAGAGAAAGCTGCAACATGTTGCAAAAATCTCTTGTAAGGTGCGGGTATTGAGAGGTGTTGATAACATGAAATCTAAAGCGTATTGCTTTTCCAACGCCGCAGACTACGATATTGATGACATATCGGAAGAAATAACATTTGCTAAAACGGCAGGTAAGGCAAAACAAAATTTTAGCATAGAAAACGGAATCTATTTCAAGGACATCAGAGTGCAGCGTTTGCCTTGGGCTGACAAATACGGGAGCGTTGACAATATTCCTGTCGAGGAATGGTTAAACCACGGTTGGCATTTTAATTGCGATACCTGCGGCGCAGAGATAGAAGATGTAGCAGACTTCCATATCAACAGTAAAGGGTACTGCTGCAAGAAATGTTTTAATGAGTGGGTAGAAAGTGGAATGGAAAACCGCAACAGGTTGCAGAATCTCTTGTAGCTGTTGCAAAAAACGCAACAGCTCAAAGTCCTTTAAAAAAGCTGCACGTGGGGACAAAAACTCCCTTGAAAATTTAAGGAGGTGATAAGAATGGAAGAAACAACGGTGACGGAAATATATTGTTATCCTGAATATAATTTCCCAATAACTTTATATGAGTGCAATGAGTGTGGTGCGGTTTTTCTTGACCGTGATGATGATTATCAATATTGCCCTCACTGTGGCAGAAAAATTGTGGACAAAAAGGAGTAAACAAAATGACGGTAGAAGAATTGATTGAAATATTGGAGAGACAAGAACCCTATGGAGAGGTATTTATCAGCGTTGAAGGTCGCCAATATCCTGCGTCAAGGGTTTTGCTCCCAATAGGTTGGGAAGAACCAGATTATAGTGTTGTAATTTCTGATAATTAAGCCCATGGGCGCGGCGGCTGGGTTGCCGAACGGCAGTAGGTTGCGGACTTGGCAACGGTAGGCCCATTATTGTTATGGACTGATGAAACAGGCCTGCGTAATAAAATCCAAGAATTCCCACGCCGCCGCTTTTTATAAAGGAGTGATAGCATATGAAGCAAACCTGCGATATATGTAAGCACGAAAGCGGAAGTTGTAATCGTTATCTAACAGAGGATAGCAGAACAATCACGATATGCCCTAACTGCTTAGTCAATGGTACAAGTTATCTTGCAATGGCTGCGAGGAAGGCTCACGAACAAGGAAGGTTAATACAGGAATCAAACCCAACCGCATTGTTTTGGGAAAGACTTGCCAGAAGAAGATTTTTATAAAGGAGTGTGTAAAATGAGCAGATTAGATAGCAAACCAGTAGATGCATTACAAATGAAGCGTATGAAGGAATTAAATGTGAATGCACGATACCTTGAATACAGAATCGAGGACTTGTGTCCTGAAGGCAGAGAACGAAATATTGCATTACTAAAGCTTGAAGAAGTTGTAATGTGGGCAAACAAAGCCATTAGCCGGGAGTGAGTAACAAATGATTGATACCGATGACGATTATCCTTGCGATAACTGCGACCCGATGAATATTAAGGAGGAAAATAATGATTAAATATTATGATGCAGAAGCTTTAAGTAACAGAGTTAGATATACAATTCGTGGAACGTATTTGTTCGGCGAAGACAAAATAGTCGTAGAATATGTTATGTATATAAATGGCAGTATTATGGGTAACGAAATTCTGCAATCTTTTACCAATAATGTGCCAGATTTCATAGACGACGCTTACATTTGTGTCAAAGGAGATTTAATAATTGACATAGACGATGAGCTTGGCGATGTTGAAGAAATTCGCGTCTTTAACAGCAATGGCAAAGTAGTGTTCTGCTGCTATGATGCGGAAGTTTTACAGCAATACCTTGTAGGTGTTGAAATTGGCAAAGTTGAAAATTTGGAGTAAAAAAATGAAAGATGAAAAATTAATCGTTCTGTTGTTCGCATTCCGCTATGCCGTACACAGGATAGGTACACAGGCATTGGCGGAAATTGAAGGCGAACTGAATGCTAATCTTGAAACCTTTCCAGATTGGATGTTGGCACAGATGCAGACTGCACTTGAAGGCAATTTTGATTACATGGAAAGAAAACTGGAGGAAACAGGGAAAATTACATTAGATGATGATTGCCGATTTCAGCAATGTTTATTAGACGCGATAAAAGAGCAAAGAACTAAATTAGCGAAGATTGGCAGAGGTACAACTAATGGAAATAAGATTAATTGATATTGTTTATTACACATTAATTGACGTATCTGTTATATGTGCAGCTTTATGGATTTTAAACAGGGAGTGGTAAAGTGAAATATTTAAATCTTGCTGCAATGATTTTTATGGATATTTTTGCCATTTTAGGCACAATAGGCATCCTGGTTATAATTTGGAGAGATATTTTAGGAGGTTTTTAAGATGATTAAATTTTTGCCGACAATTGACGCACCAGCGAACACGAAGCTTCCGCAGCGTAGCACACAGTTTTCTGCTGGCTATGACTTTTACGCACCGACCGATATTTTAGTTCCAGCTGGCGGCGAAAGCGTACTCATTCCGCTAAACATCAAAGCTATTATGCCTGGCGATATGGTGCTAATGCTGTTTATCCGCAGCAGTCTTGCGGTTAAGTTCAATTTATCGCTAGTTAACAGCGTGGGCATTATTGATAGCGATTATGCAAACAACCAGGACAATGACGGCAATATAGGCGTTAAATTCAGAAACAACGGCTGCGAGAACATCATCATAAGGGAAGGCGAACGCTGCGCACAGGGAATCTTCGTACGCTACTGCGTGACTTCTGACGATAAAACAAGTGCTGTTCGAGGTGGCGGATATGGCTCAACAGGACGTTAAATTATACCTAGTAGGCTGGCACAGTTTGCTTTCCGGTGAAGTTGATTTTACCGATAAAGTCCTGGCAAGTTCGCCGGAGGATGCTATGGAAATAGCAAGCGAAGGATGCGGAGAAGAATTTCTGAATATGTATTGGCCTGAAGCAGAAGAAATGTAGGTAACGAAAAATGCCAAAAGAAAAAAGCATTGAAGAACAAATCAAGGAAGAAACAGCAATGCTAGTTCGGAGCTTTGCTAGCTGGGAACACATAAGAACTCATGGATGCAGCGACCCGTTTTATTCTGACGGCTGCAACATGAATCTTGAACGCAACCATATAATCTACAGTAAGAATAGGCTTGAAGAGCTTTGCAAGGAAATTCCTTTGCCGTCACAGTATTACATCCCGACTCCCGAGGAAGTCAACGAAAAATATATGGCTGCCAACGGAGAACATTATAATTACAGGATGAAAAATTTATCTTATTCGTGCCCGGACATTACCACAAAGACACCGCATAGGATAAGCAGTCAGCAAGAATTGTTTTAGAGGTGCAACATGAGAACACCATGCAGAGAATGTACAGAAAGAAGAATAGGTTGCCATGCTATCTGTAATGCTTTTTGCGAATGGAAAACCGAGCAATACAGGATATTGGAAGCGAGGAGGATGGAGAAGATTATAAATTCTCCTACAGCTGGAACAGTTGTCAGACACGAAAAATGGATAAGGGGGCATAGATAATGGACAACGTGAATCATCCAAAACATTACACCCGGGGCGGTATTGAGTGCATCGACGCTCTTAAAGCTGCCACTATTGGCAAAAATGGTATTGAAGCTGTCTGCGTGGCAAACATCATCAAATATTTATGGCGCTACGAGGAAAAGAACGGCGTAGAAGATTGCTTGAAAGCAAAGTGGTATCTTGACCGCCTTATTGAAGAACTCAAATAGCAAAAGGGAGTAAGCGCATGGAAGATATGACCGTAAACGAAAGTCAAGGCACGATAACTGTTCCGCTGGCCTATTTTGAAAAACTCATAGAGCGTGTTGCAGAACAGACCGCCAAAAAGACATCAAAAAAGCTGTGCGATGACCTGTACAGCAAAGAAGCGCAGCGAAGGGATTTTGACAAGCGCCTGTACAACGTGCGCTTGCTGTTGAAGAATTACAGAAGCCTTCGGGAGCACGCTATGCTAAAGGCAAGTGAGATTGTCAATATAGACGATGAGCAGATTTCGGCAATAGAAATTTTAGACTCATTCCAAAATCTGAAAAGCATGGGAGCTAACGAGCTGAAACTGGAGAGCATTATAAGCTCAACGATGCGAACCAAAGTGCTGATAAATTACATGGACGATATGATAGCACTTTACAAGCAGACAAGGTATAACAGCGGAAAGCAGGAAGATTTGCGCCGTGCAGATGTTCTTGATGCACTCTTCCTTAAACCTTGCCCGCCGGAAATCTATGTTACAGACATCGTTTCGTCTTTGGCTCAAAAATGGTCTGTAAGCGAACGTCAGATATGGCGCGATACAAATTATGCTATCGAACAGCTGACCGCTTTGCTGTTTGGCGTAGACGGCGTGAACCTGCTGGAGGACAAAAAGCGTAGAAGGCTGGCTCGCCTTGCGGAAGAAAAAAACATTGAAAAACAGTAAGAAAAACTCACCTTTTATAAAGAAAACTCTTTACAAAAGGTGAGTTTTATAGTATAATATAATTGTAGGGAAGATAAGAAACCTACAAGAACATGAGTGGCTGGAACGGCAGCGCATGGAGCGTTAACCTTTCCAACGAAGACTAAAGGAGGATATAACAATTACATACCAAGAAAAGCAAGAAATGAAAAAGCTTGCCTGCAAATGCCTGGAAAAATACTTCGGTTTTGCTCCGGCGATGAAGCAGATTGTTCTGCTTGAAAGTGCAAGCAATGGATATACAGTTGAGTATCTTATGTTCAGCATCGGCTATAACGGAAGAGAATTTCAACTCAGAAGAACCTGTTCCTGGGGTAAAGATACAGTGGAATATAAATATTGCCGCTACGATGTTACCATGATTGAACAATAGAAAGGAGTCAAACAACATGAGATTAACTTATGCAGAAATAACCATTATTATAGGCCTGCTAAAGCTGGAAGAGAAAGAATCTGCCGAGCGTTGCGAGGAGACCGCAGCGAACGTAGAGTTTGCGAAAAGCCGCTTCCTAGGGTGGATGCAAGATTATCGTAAACGTTCCGCGCAGGTTGACGATGAGACAGCAGAAAAAACAATCGACCAGGCATTCAAGGAAATAGTGACTCCCTGTGAAGAAAGCTATAGAGTGGCCAAAGATTACCATAGAAACGTAAAAAAACATTCTGAGAAAATTCACCGAAGATGCTTTTGAGCTTTAAAGCTGATGACAGGAGCGCAAGCTCCTGTAAAGCTACCAGGCAGAAGGTTCAAAGTCCTTGCCAATAGCTTTAGAAAGGAAGTCGATTTTATGAATTATGGAATCTTGATTAAAACCGTAGTTGATGCCAACGGCAAAACAAATTGTGTGGAGAAAGTCCCGATGATGGAGGCGTTCCCGACTATTTCCCTGGAATCTATGTACAAGCTTTGCGAATGCGAGCTTGTCGAGATTAAGGATATGCCGCTTCAACTGGTAGAATTTGACGGCGAGCTTGGAATTATCCCTGCGGTTACCCTGGTGTTCGACGAAGAATTTCTTCTGAAACACGAAAATCCGGTAGCCAATGAGCTGGCAAGTGCTATTTACGGATATGGCCGTATGCACGAACAATGTCTGTGCGGTAATGTGCTGCTGTGCAACACCAACGAGGAAGGCGACTGCGTGCCGTTCTGTGAGAGCGAAGCAAACGCCATTGTAAAGTGCTTGACAAAAATCAACAATCATATTGGAGATATGAAATTTAAAGTTCAAAAGCCAATGATGAAATTTATGGCGTTTTAGGAGGGAAATAAAAATGAAATTAAGAACAAAGCAAATTATTAAATATGTACTTATGCTGGAACGTCTTCCGCTTAAAGGTGACACTTACTTTGAAATTGCTCAAGACATTAAGGAGAAAAGACAAAAATTTAATATTTTGCGTGAAAAGCTTCTGATGCCGGAAAGCCGTTATCCCTACAAACAAGCCTAAATAGAAAAATCGGCGTACACCGCAAGGCGTGCGCCGAAATAAAGATTGGAGTGAATATCATGTGCAAGGTTGCAGATAAAAGTTACAAAGAATTATGCGAAGTCTTGCTGGGGCAAGAAGCTTATAAAGTTTCCGAACTGACGGCACAGAAATTATATCGCCTGGAAGATACCGACGAGCTGAAAGCGTATGGATTAGACCAGCAGAAAGCAGAAGCTTTTCTGTGTGGCGTAGAGTTAGGAAAAAGAGCTTTTGCCAAAGCCAAAGCTGAGGAGAAAAAACGCTGCTGCTCTCCGCAAGATTTAGCTGAGTTCATGATGCCGAAATTGCGGTATCTGAATCATGAAGAATTCTGGGTAATCGCAGCTGACAGCAAAAACAGAATCATTGACGCAATGTCCATAGTGAAAGGAACGCTGACAAACTGCTATGTACATCCTAGAGAGGTTTTTAAATTCGCCATTATGAAAAATGCAGCTGCAATTTTTGTAGCTCACAATCATCCTTCCGGCGAAACGTCACCAAGCGTTGATGACAAGAAGTTAACCAAGTGCATCGTTGAATCCGGAAATATCATAGGAATACCTTGCCTGGATCATATCATTATAGGTGACGGCGTTTACTACAGTTTCCAAGAAGATTGCCAAATGTAAGGAGGAAAGAAAAATGAATGATTATGAAATTATGTACATTATTCGTCCGGAGCAAGAAATAGCTGAGGATATTATTTTAAAGGTTAGCAACTTCATCACTTCTAATGGCGGCGTAGTTGATAAGACATACCGCTGGGGAGAAAAAAGAATGCCATATGAAATTCAGAACTACGAACGTGGCATCTATGTCCTGGTTACGTTTCGTGCAACCAAGGAGTGTGTGCTTGCGCTTCACAAGGCAATGGACACAACCGAGGAAGTGCTGCGGCACATGATTATTAGACAGGGGGTGTATTAAGAAGCATCTTAACAAAAAGCCTGCGGGAAATCTCGCAGGCAATATTTTTATAAAAAATTATGTTGATTGCGTAAAGAGAACACTGTATAATGATAAGAGAAATATTTAAGGTGGTGCTAATTATGATGATTGAAAACAAAATTAAAGTCTTAATCGCTTCTACAGGAAAAACCCAGGCTGCATTAGCCAGGGAAATGGGCATTACTCCAATGTCATTAAATTACAAGGTGAGAAAATGCAAATCACTAAAGCTTCTGCTGGAGCTTGCAACAGCGTGTGACTTCGAAGTTGTGTTACGCAAGCGTGACGGCAGCATTGAATACGAGGTAACCAGGGAAGATTTAGAAGAAGAAAATTAATATTTTATAAAGAAAACTCTTTACAAAAGCGAAGAATTATAGTATAATATAAGTGTAGGGAAGATAAGAAACCTACAAGAAAGGAAGTCGTAAAAATGTTAGAAAAGAAAATCGCCGCTTTAAAAGATATGAGTAAAGAGGAACTGGTAAGAGAATACGAAAAAATGGTGATGTACACCACTGTACATCTGGAAGCTGCCCTGGGTAAATCCGGTAAGTACGAAGAAGCAATTAAAGCTGAGATTCTCAGCCGTATGAATTAAGGAGGATGAAAACCATGAAGATGTTTCTGAACTATAACTGCGTATGGAAAAGCGGTACTTATGCTGCCGTTCCTGCTGCAATATATGATGAGGTTGAAGTCATTCTTCCCGAAGGCTTTAAGGAAGTTACAATGCAGGACGAAACAAAGGCTGTTAAATGGCCGGATGGTCAAATTACTTTGGCTAGTGAAATCTGCACCGAGCATAAAGGCGAAACAGCAGTGCCGTACATTGTAGATTGCAGCGGTAAAGCTCCAAGAAAGCTGCATCTCCAAACTGTGAAAATTTAAGGAGGAAAGAAATCATGTTACTGAAAGACTATATCGAATCTGCTAAAGTCTTTGCTGAGGAAAGCAAAGACTGGAGAAACCTTAACGAATATGCCTACTACACCACTAACGGCAACAGCTGGGAAGAATCCTGCGACAATGCTTCTGGTGGTATTGACATCAGCTGGGCATTTCATGAGTCTGCTGAACAAATCGAAAAAGAAGCTGGCCAGCATTTTGTTAACGAAATCGCCGACCGCCTGGAACAAGGCATTGACGAAGGTTGGGAAGCCGACCAATTGCAGGAAGTTTTGAAGTTAATGAAATAAGGGAGAGTAAATACCATGTTTAAAGAAGTCGAAAATAATGTTGTAAATTCCCTTGCCGTCATTGAGGACGCATCCAACGCAACTCGGTTTGCGTTGTTCCCTGGCTGTTACGATGAAGAGCGTAATGCCTGGAAAGGTGTTAAATGCTACGAAAACGGAACCTTTGGTACTGAAATTTGGTTCACAAAATGCTATCTGTTGGAGTCCACCGGCAAGCGAAAATTTATGGGATTTATCCCTCACTACACCGAACGGTTCAACCCCGTTGAAACTGTGCTTGTCCCGCTGTGGCGCAATGAAAACGGTTATAGCCAGCATAAGGGCGATAATGCACAGCGTGTTTACGGCGTTATTTCCAACACCGGAGCTGACAACGATATTTTTGTAAATGTCGAAAATGGGGCATTTACATTCGAGTGCAAGGGCTTTAAAAGCCAAGATGTTTGTACAAACGGCAACGGCCGTGCTTGCGTAAGAGTTCCAGAAAGACAACTTAAGCCAGCTGCTATTTTTGGCAATAAAACTGTAATGTATGAAGAATTAGTAACCTGGAATGAGGACGAGTTATAAGGAGGACGCAAAAATGAAACAATGGTTTAAAATCATTATTAAAAATGGAGACGGTACTCATGAGGGTACCGAGGTTGTTAAAGCTGAATCCAAGCAAGAAGCGATTGCTGAGATTAAAGATGAATGGGAAGAATGTACCTTTGAAATTGGCAATCTAACCTACGAAGAGCAGGAAGAATGCGACCGTTGCGACGCTGTAAAAGCGTTTATGGAAGACAACTGCACCAAGTCGGAAGCTGAAAAATACATCAGAGCTGGCGGCGAAGCAATCAAGACCGCTGACTGGGAACAGTATGTGCGCGACAACGACCTGCGCAACGAGGACGGAGCGTATATCACGCTTGACGAAATCCGTTCTGAGCGTGACGTGCATACCGTCGAATTTGACGGCGAAGAATATATCTTGTTGTACGTTCTGTAAGCAGGAAAGTGGTGGGGAAAATGAAAGAGAAATTAACACGTGCGGAGTTCATCGAGATGTTTGAACTCGCATGGAGCGAAAGCTGCCTGCATGAATCGTCTTACATTGAGTCCGTTGGTGCTGAAACGGCATTACAGGAAGAGTGGGACAGCATGCAGGATGGCTTGGAAGAAGACTACTCGTTTAAACGCTGGAAATTGACTGCTGCGGAGAAGAAGAAATATATGAAGCGTGCGGAGTAAAAGAAGGTTTAAGATTTTACCAGGCATCCACTGCTGTGGGTGCCTGAACAAGCTTAGATTAAAAGGAAGTAATTCTATGAAACAGGAAGATATTATTCAAGCCTACAATGCAGAAGGCAGCATAAAGAAAGTTGCTGCACTGTTCCGCATTTCTGAGCAGAAGGTAAGAAAGGTGCTTATTGATGCCGGAGAATATGAAAGCGATATGTCCATACAGGTAAAAGACCTGCACGAGCAAGGCTTTAGCGTCGAAGATATAGCCGAGAAACTCAAAGTAAGCAAGAGCACGGTTTCTGCGTATCTGCCGTATACCAAGGGCGTTTACATGGGCGAAAATCCTTCCAGCAACGCCATTAAGATAAGAAAGTGCAGAGCTAAAAATGGATAAGCCTTTAAATGAACTGCTAAATGAATACATAGACGCTTACAGCAAAGGAGAAGATAGCCTAAGAGCTTTCTGGAAGCGTGTTATAAGCATAGGAGCATATGACCAGGTGCGACAGCTGGTTGTATATCAGAATGTTATCTTTAGCTACGAGAAAGACCAGGCAAGCCAAGCAAAGCCTGCCGGGAATGGTTACTGCGAAACAGTTTACACAGCCGAGGATGCAGAGTTCGCCAGGACTCAAATAGAGCACCTACTAAAATCATGTCAGTAACGTGTCATTTACAGTGCAGTTAAGAGAATGATATAATTAAGATGCAACAGTTGGATGATAAGCTCTTCTCCTAAAATATGTTGTGGACTCAGAAAGCCGCCTACATTTGTAGACGGCTTTTTAATTGTGCAAAAAACTAACTTTTTATAAAGAAAACTCTTTACAAAAGTATAGAAATATAGTATAATATAATTGTAGGAAAGATAAGAAACCTACAAGAAAGGAAGTCGTAAAAATGTTAGAAGAAATGGCAAATGAATTAGTTAATAAGTTCTGGACAAGAAAAAATGAGATGGAGAAATCCATCGAAAACGTAGGCTTGTATGTAGCTGAAATCAATGATGAATATGTTACCGTTGCTGCTGAGAATATCGAAGAACAAGCAGTTCTGTACCTTGGCCATGCAAATGAAACAATGTGGATTGAACGCATCGTAATTCTTGATGAAAATGGTTTTGAGGTAAACGATTAATATACAAGAAAGGAAGTCGTAAAATGGATAAAAACAAGATTATATTGCTAGACCTTAATTATACTTTAGTGTCTAATCAGCAAGCTACTCGTTTACTAAGACCTTTTTCGTTAAGAATGGAAAAGGAAGAATATCGAAAAGACCTTCTTGATGCCATTCGAAACAACTACGTGGTTATTGTTACTGCTAGACCGGAATACCAGAAACAGAATACTATAGATAATATATTCAGAAAAATGAATTGGTATCCTGCTGAATCCTATTTCAATGATATAAATGCGGAACCGCCAGTATTTAAAGAATCGGCATTAAGAAGGTTCATTTTCTCAAAACATGGTAGTGCTGGAAGTCGGTATCTGGCTATTGAGAGCAACCCCAGAACTCGTGCTATGTATGCGAGATATGGTATAAAAGCTGTACCTTACGAAACGTTCATTAAGGACTACAAGAAACCAAAAATCGAAGAAACAAGTTTATTTTAATTGTTAAAGCAGGTGCTAGTCACCTGCTTTTTATTTTAAAGGAGAAAATTATGGAACACATAACTATGAATATTGCTGACATTATTCCGGCATCGTATAATCCCAGAATCAAATTGACGAAAAAAGACTACGAATATCAGTGCTTAGATAAAAGTATTGGCGAATTTGGCTTAGTTGTACCGTTGATTGTCAACAAGAGAAACAATACGCTGATTAGCGGACATCAAAGGTTGGAAGTGCTAAAGCAAAAAGGTATAACAGAAGCAGAAGTAGTTCTTGTCGATTTTGATGAAACACAAGAAAAAGCACTTTGCATTGCTATGAATAAAATAGAAGGTTCATGGGACTATGGAAAATTAGCTGATATTTTAGAGGAACTGCGAGATTCCGAAACAGATATTGTTTGTACTGGCTTTTCCGAAAAAGAAATCATGGAGTTGTTAGGTGAACTTAATGATTATGATAATGACGTTGATATTGAATCTGTTGCCAAGAAAGACGATAAAGAAAGTGGCATTCCATGTGTTATTGGTGAGTATAGGTTTCGCATTGACGAAGAAGCATTTACAAGTGCGATGGCTGATATAAAGGAAAAAGTTGGCTTTTCAAAGGAAATGCAGCAAAGTGAATTAAAGAGGAGACTTATGCGATGAATATTAAGGTGCTTGATATAAATTCTATTAAACCCAGTGAATTTAATCCGAGAATTCAACTTGATGTTGAATCAGAAGAATTTCAGAAAATAAAGGGAAGCATTATTGAGTTTGGACTTGTAGAACCGCTATTAGTGAACGAAGTTAATATGTCAATCATTGGTGGGCATCAGCGATATGCTGTGTTAAAGTTTTTGGGTTATAAAGAAGTTCCGTGCGTTTTGATTAATGAGCCAGATGAAGAACGAGAAAAAGCTTTGTGCGTTGGCTTGAACAAAATTAAAGGTGAGTGGGATAGCGACAAATTAACAGCGCTGCTTAATGAAGCTGGAGTGAATGAGAGCATTACAGGTTTTGATAAAACCGAGGATGATATTAACCAATATTTTGTTGACGAAGAAGATATTGACGAAGAAGATGTTGACGAAGAAGATGTTGACTGCGGCGGTACAATGATTAAAGTAGGACATATTTCATTTAAAATTTCATTATATGAATATGACTGTATTATAACTTCAATTAGAAAAGACGGCATATTTACTCCCGAAGCAATAAGAAAAGAATTGGAAAGGAGAATACTGAATGATTAAAATTGTTCCTATTGATGCTGTAAAGGCATCCGAATACAATCCACGAAAAAACGATGAGCAGCGACTTGCTTTAGTGGAATTATCGTTACGCAAATTAGGCTTTTTACTCCCTATTGTAGCAGATAAGGGCGGCGAAATTCTTTCTGGACATCAACGCCATCACGTTGCAAAAAAGATGGGGTTTACCAAAGTTCCAGTTCAATATGTTGACTGCCCAGAACTTGAAGGACGTAAGAATATCAATATTATGTTTAACCGTGCTACCAATGATTTACGGAAAAGCGATACTTGCAAAAAAATAAAAGCTAAACTATGTTGTCTTGATTTGTCGGCACTAACAAAAAACATTCATGATGTTGAAATTGATAGCAAAGAATCTTTCCCCTGTGTATACAGCGCGAAACGTTTTGATACCATTTTATTAGCAAAACAAAATGCTGATAAATTTGACTCTTATATGGCTGCGTTGGCTAAATCTCTTGAACAGGCTATTAAGGATAGTATGCAAGCAGTCGTTGATGTAGATGGAAATATTGTGAATGGAGTAGGGCGTATTCAGATTGCAGCAGAAAAGAAAAAGCCGTTTGTGCAATGTGTTGTAATTTCAAGAGAGAAGAAAGAATTTGCAACCAATATGCTTAACCTTCTTTCCATGGATTTTTCTGTTGAAGGAAGTTATGCTGATGTTTTGAGATACAATTCATTTATGCGTTCCAGGAATACTCGCGAAACTGATGAGCAAGGAAGATGTGCTTTAGGGGATGGCTTTTTTAAGGGTGTTTTCCCAAAAAACAATGGTCGTGATTTTTTTGCTTTAGAGGGCAGGCCTTTAGAAATCTGGAAAAAACATTACGGAGACAAGATAGTTGATTTTGGTGCAGGTAAGCTTAATAATACAAGAACATTAAGGCAAGCAGGTATTTTTGTGTCTGCTTTTGAACCTTATTTCGTCGGTGCTGGCGATAAAGTGTATAAAGCTAAAAGCATTGAGATAGCAAAAAAATTTCTCGATGAAGTTGAAAGCGGTGTCGAATATACATCTGTATTTATTTCTAGCGTTTTTAATTCCGTCCCTTTTATGGAAGATAGGATTAAAATAGCTATTATTGCAGCTGCTTTATGCAAACCACGCGGGAAAGTCGTTTGTTGGTGTCAATCCAATGAAGCTAATCAATTTGTTCTTACAAAGAAAAGACACGCAGATGGTGAAAAAGGACTGACATTTGACCTAGATTATGAACCTAATATAGTTTTAGGAGACTTGCGACAGCATCCCAAAGTTCAAAAAGGGCACACAGAGGAAGAACTAAAAAAGATTTTTGGGAAAAGATTTAAAAGAATTGACCGTTTGGAAAAAATCTCTAGGTTTTGGTATTTGGAAGCCAGTCAGCCGATTATCTCGTTGGAAAGCTTGGCTGAAGCATTGGATTTTGAATTTGAGCTTCCTTATCCTGACGGTACAACGCTGGGCTTATCTCAAAAAGCTAGAGAAGCCTTTGAAAAGCGTTTAGGCGTACACTTGCCGGAAAGGAAAAGTTATGAATAGCATTGATAAAGTATCTCCAAAAGGAAAGTGGGAATTTGACGAAGATGTTGCAAAATGTTTTCCAGATATGCTAAAAAGAAGCATTCCTTCATACGAGAGCATGAGAAGTCTTGTTTTTTCCGTTGGCAGAAACTATGTTAAGAAGAATACGCATATTTGTGATATTGGTTGTAGTGATGGACAGGCAATTGAGCCATTTATCAATCATTTTGGCATGAATAACTACTATGACCTTCTTGATGTAAGCGAACCTATGCTGCGTAAATGTCGAGAGCGTTTTCAAGATTGGAAGAAAACGCAAATTGTTGATGTTAGAAATTATGATATTAAGAATGGTATTCCTCCGTTTTCAAACTCACTCGTCCTTAGCATTCTGACGCTTCAATTTACGCCGATTGAATATAGGCATAAAATTGTACAATCTGTATACGATTCACTCATGCCAGGCTGTGCCTTTATCCTTGTTGAAAAGGTGCTCGGAAATACATCTGCTATTGACAATATTTTGGTGAAAGAGTATTACGGCATTAAGAAGGAGAACTCGTATAGCCAAAAACAAATTGCAGATAAGCGAAAAAGCCTTGAGGGTGTACTTGTGCCTATCACTGCAAAATGGAATGAGAATCTATTGAAGGAATGTGGATTTAGGCAGATTGACTGCTTCTGGCGTTGTCTTAATTTTGCTGGGTGGGTTGCTATAAAATAAAGCATATAAAAAGGGAGCAACAGGCATGGGAAACATAAAAAAACTAAATAACAAAAGTGCTTGCTGCAATCCTTTAAAACCTTGGGAACGCCAGAAAGGAGAGTCAGAACAGGCATTTGAAGCATTCAAACTGTATCGTGATTGTGGGTTAAAGCGTTCTGTTGGTAAGGTCGCTGAAATGTTGTCTAAAAGTAGGCAACTCATGTCACGTTGGAAAGCCACGTGGGACTGGGACGAACGTGCTAGAGCTTACGATAATGAATTAGAAAAAGAAGCAAGAAGAGAAGCTGCTCGTGACTTAAAAGTTATGACTAAGCGGCATATTCAAATTTCAGTTCAGTTACAAGCGAAAGCTTTAGAAGCGTTAAAAAATATTCCAGTCGAAGATATGTCGCCTAAAGACATAAAAGAATTTATTAAGCTTGCAACCGACCTTGAACGTCTTAATCGTTCTTCTCTTGCTGGCAAAGAAGATGATGAGACCATTTCGCAGGATAATGATATTGAAATTTATTTGCCTGAGAAAGAAACACTATGAAAAGAGTAATACGCCCACAGCATGGGCCGCAGGAACAATTTCTCGCCACGAGTGCTGATATTGCCATTTATGGCGGTGCAGCAGGCGGAGGGAAAACATTCGCTTTACTGATGGAGCCGTTGCGATATATGAATGTCAGTGGTTATAGAGCGGTTATCTTTCGCCAAAGCTATAACCAAATTAATTCATCTGGCGGCTTATGGGATGAATCTCTTGCTATGTATCGTGGCTTAAAGAATGCTGTTCCTTTTGTTACGCCTAAATATCATTGGAATTTTGGGAAGAACAATACTTTGATATTTGACTACTTGGGTAGAGATGGAGATGTTTACAAATGGCAAGGCTCACAAATCGCATTCATAGGGTTTGATGAATTGACGCATTTTAGCAAAAGAATGTTTTTCTATATGCTTTCTCGTAACCGCTCGACGTGTGGAGTTAAACCATATGTAAGAGCAACATGCAATCCGGATTCTGATAGCTGGGTGGCTGATTTTATTTCGTGGTGGATTAATCAAAATACAGGCTATCCTATACCAGAAAGAAGCGGAAAGATTCGCTATATGTGCGTTATACAAAGCGTAATTTATTGGGCAGACACGCCGGAAGAACTAGAGCAAGAACATGGAATTCCTGTTTCTGACTGCAAATCTGTAACCTTTATCGCTTCTCGCATAACAGACAACCAAAAATTACTCGATAAAGACCCTAGCTATTTAGCTAATCTTAAAGCGTTGCCAGAAGTAGATAAAGAACGTCTTTTGTATGGTAACTGGAAGATTCGTCCTGCTGCTGGTATGTATTTTAAAACAGAAAACTTTATTTTTGTTGACGCTGTGCCTAAAAATATAGTTGCTTATGCACGTTCCTGGGACTTGGCAGCAACAGAACCTACGCCGCTTAATCCAGACCCCGACGCAACGGCAGGCGTGTTAATGGGACTGCTTGACGATGGCATAGTAATTGTTCTTGATGTAAAGCGCAAGCAAATAAAGGCGAATGATGCAAGGAATCTTCTGCGTAACATGGCAGCGATTGACAACAGCAAATATAAATTTGTGCAAATAACGATACCGCAAGACCCAGGGCAGGCAGGCAAGGCGCAAGCTCAAAGCCTTGTATCAATGCTTGCAGGATATTCAGTGGAGATTGTATCACCGACAGGCAGCAAAGAGGTTCGTGCTACTCCATTTGCTTCACAGGTGCAGGCAGGGAATGTGCTTATCCTTAAAGGTGAATGGAATGATATGTATCTGTCAGAGCTTGAATCATTCCCGGAAAGCAAGCATGATGATATGGTTGATGCGTCAAGTGATGCGTTTAACAAGCTCATGAATTCACGCAGCTGGGGCGGCTTAACGAGCTAGGAGGAATAATGGTAAAAAGAAAAGATAATTCAATTCGTGCAGACAGCGGATTTAAAGATGCTTTTATTGCACGTAAAGCTCGCAATTATGAAGGTCTGCTGAACGAGCGAAAACTCACAGACCAGGCTTTGGCTACAATGTACAGAAATGCTCTTGTGCGTAGAATTGTTACAATGGCTGCCGATGATGCTATGAAGAATTTTATAGAAATCGAAGGCGATTCTGACGATTGTATCTTGCAGGAGCTTGAAACGCTGTTTGTGCAGGAAAAGCTTACAGAGGCTTTATATTGGGACAGACTGTTCGGTATGTCTTGTGCTCTTATCCTTGCTGACGATGGTCAGGAATTAAGCGAGCCTATTAATATCAACCGTTTACGCAGGATTAACGGATTAGAAGTTTTTGACAAGCGAGATATTTACCCGGACACCACCTCAATTTATCTTGATACTGATATTCGAGATGCAAATTTTGGCAAGCCGGAGTTTTACATGATTTCGCCACCGAACGGAAATCAGTTTAAGGTGCACAGAAGCAGATTGCTGATTTTTGACGGCGAGATGCTGCCGAAGATAGAGCGCGTTGCTAATAATGGTGCTGGCTTATCCTGCCTGGATGGTGTTCCGGCTGCGCTGAACCGTGTAAAAACTGCAATGAATAAAACAATCGACATAATGGATAAGGTTAGCACGTCACTGTTAAAGCTTGAAGGTTTAAGCAATTTACTGGCAAGAGAGGACGGCACGCAAGCTGTTATTCGGCGTTTAGAGCTAATAGACTACTCACGCAGAATTAATGGCAGTGTAGCCGTTGACAAGGAAGATGAATACGGCATTTTCAATATTCCGCTTACAGGTTTAACTGATATTATTCAAGAGTTTGAACAGGCTTTATGCGCTGTTACCGGGTATCCTTTTACTGTTTTGTTTGGGCGTTCTCCGGCTGGCATGAACAGTACAGGCAAAAGTGACTTGCAGATTTACTACGATAACGTAAGGCGTATTCAACGCAGGAAAATTCGTCCTGCGTTAGAGTATCTTGTAAGACTTATCCAGCTTGCGAAAGAAGGACCGACCAACGGCAAGGAGCTTGAAAAGTGGAGCATTAAGTTTAAGGCAATCGAACCGCTAAATGATCTGGAGCAAGCCAACGTTGACAAGACGCAGGCGGAAGTAAGAGCCGCCGTTGTTAAGCTTGTTTTTGACCTGGTTGATAATCAGCTGTTAGACGCAACACAAGCTCGCCAGTACCTTAAAGAGCGTGGCGATATTCCAGTTACAGAAAGTGAGCTGGATTTAGATGATGAAGAAACAGAAGAAATCGATACGCTACCTTAAAGTAAAGAAGCGTCCGAAATATCCAAAGAATTTTGAGCGTGATTATTATCGCGTCCTCAGAGCCGTTGTAAGACGTTTAAAAAGTGCCACGAATAACAATATACCTATGTTGGCATATTCGTTGCGCCAGGACGATGACAGCACTGTTACGGATGCTTTCGTTCAGACGATACTTGCAGAGCTTTTAAAGAGCATGACTATCGAGGAAGCTATAAGCGAATTAGAGCTTATTCTTGCTGGCGTGTCCAGCGTTGTTGATGCTAATGTTATCAGTGCTTTTGCAGAAGCAGTCAGCGTTGATGTGTTTTTGAATGATTCAGCTTTACTTGATACAGTAAAAGCTGAATGGAAAGCGCAGCAGAGCAGGCTTGTGGACAGCATAGTCAATACCTACATCGAAAAACTGCAAATTATTGTAAGCAATGCTGTTCAGCGTGGCACTGCTATGAGTGAAGTTAAAGAAGAAATCAAGGTGCTGCTTAACACTACCGACAAGCGGGCGAAATTTATCGCAAGGAACGAGGTAGGCAATCTGAACGGCATTATAACAATGCGTAGGCAGGTTGATTGCGGTATAAGCGTGTATCAATGGTCATCGTCACATGATGAACGCGTCAGACCTTCTCATGCTGAGATGGATGGGAAATACTTCTACTGGAATAGCGACAAGGTGGGGGAGATTAACGGCATAAAAGTTTATCCTTCTCCAAAATATCATCCGTGCATGGATTATAACTGCCGTTGCGTAGCATTACCTGTTATTGACCTGGAGCAATGGAACATGACAACAGCAGTTCCAATGGGTAAGGTAGATGTAAAGAAAAGTAAAGAATTAAGTTAGAAGGCATATGCAATTTGTCGCATATGCTTTTTATATACCCCAAAATAAGGAGGTGAATTTTTTGGGAAGTGTACAACGATATGAACGTATTGATTCATGGATGTTTGTTAGCGGTGCAGTTACTGACGCTGACGGCTTCTTGCGTGATTCTCCAATTGTGGCACGTACTGGCATCTATATCTACCAACAGCCAGACGGGACTATTAGACGAGAGTACAGGCCGCCGGAGGAAGTGTTTGACACTGACAGTGAAGCAAGCTTTGTCGGCAAGCCTATTGTGGTAGGACATCCTGCCAGCGGCATTGTAAACAGTGATACCGCACAAGATTTAGCCATTGGCACGATTTTGTCCAGCGGTTATCCGAAGGACGAAACAAATATTGCCTGTGACATTGTTATCCATAATCCCTCTGCTATCGGTGAAAAGCGTGGCTTGTCTTTAGGTTACAGAGTGGATATTGAAGAAACTTCAGGCACTACACCGGACGGACAGCAATATGATGCTATCCAACGCAACATTCGTATCAATCATTTAGCCGTTGTTGATAGGGCACGTGCCGGAGCAAAAGCACGGCTTAATCTTGACGGTGACGAAATTATCGAAGGAGTAGAAACGAAAATGAAAATTAAAATTGATTCTGTTGATTTTGAAGTTGACGAGAAAATTGCCAACTACGTCAACTCTTTGCAAAGCAAAGAAGAAAACGCTCGTGTAAAGCTTGATACTGCTAACACTGAGCTTAAAACTGTAAAAGAGCAAAATACCACTCTTAAAGCTGATGCTGACGCTTTAAAAGCTAAAGCTGATGCAATGACCGCAGAGCGTGATGCATTGAAAGCTAAAGTTGATGCTGCTGACGCTGAAAAAGAGAAAGCTGTAAAAGAGGCTGTTGAAGCTGTAAAGGCTGATATGCAGGAACGTGCGGAGCTGGAAGAAACCGCTAAAATTGCTAAGGTTGAAAAAACCGATGGCTTGACCAACGCTGAGTTAAAAGAAGGCATTGTCAAAGCTGCATTCGGTGAAAGCTTTAAGCTTGACGGTGTATCTGATGCTTATATTAACGGCGCATATTCTGCTGCTAAAGAGATGCTTCGCAATGATAACGCAAAAAATCAAGCCGCAAAAGCTAAAGGCGGTGCTGAAAAGCAAGAAACTAAGAATGATTCTGCTAACGATGCACGTAGCCGCATGATTGCACGTATGCGCGGCGAAGAATAAGAAAGAGGTGAATATAATGGCAATTACTAATTATGCATTAACCATGGACAAAGCTTTTGCTGGTGCGCTGTATGATTTGTCCTCTCATACTGTAGATTCCTTTGCTGTTGAAGAAGCTGACGGTATTGGTGCTGCTTGCGCCGTTATCCGTGGCACTGACGCAGAGCATCAGGTGAAATCTCCGTCCGCATCCGGTGACGGTGCGAAAGTTATCGGCGTTACTCTGCATACCCATATTGAGCCGCCTGAAGCTGGCAAAAAATATTATCCGCAGAATTACACTGTTCCTGTTGTGACTAAAGGTCGTGTATGGGTAACTACCGGAGGTGCGGTTAACGCAGGTGACGAAGCTCATCTGAAACTTGCTGACGGCACGTTTGTTAAAGATGCTGTTGCTGCTGGCACCATTGAAGCTCTTGGATGCGGTGCTAAATTTATCACTTCCTGCGACAAGGCAGGCTTGGCAGTTATCGAAATTGGTTAATTAGAAAAGAAGAGGTGAAATAGTAATGACTCAAATGCACTATGATGAATTAGACCTGAATGTTATTGAGCGTTGCGACGGCTTGCGTAAAGACGCAGGCGATACTATTTTTGTCGCAAAAGAACTCGAAGCTGTAAAGGCAAAAACCTATGACCAGAAATTCGCTAATCTGAATGCGCTGAAACTGTTTGATATGTCCTCTGACGTTGACCCCGGCGCTGACACTATCAGCTATCAGTCCTTGGGTTCTGTTGGCATGGCAAAGACTATCGCCAACTATGCAACCGACTTTACTCGTGTAGATGTGCTGGCTGAAGAACACATTGCTAAAGTTATTGCTGGCGGTGCAGCATATGGCTACACCATGCAGGACTTGCGTCGTGCTGCTATGGCAAGAAAACCGCTGACTGCTCGCAAGGCTATTGCTGTTCGCCGTGCTCTCGACGAATATATTAACCGCATTGCATTCCATGGTGATGCTAAACATGGCGTTGTAGGCTTGCTGGATAATCCTAACATTGGCAACTACACTGTTGCTGCCGATGGTGCTGGTGGTACTGGTTCTTCTACCAAATTCAAAGACAAAACCGCTGTTCAGATTCTGCGTGATATGAACGGCATTATTAATTCTGTTAGCAAGCAGACTAATGACGTAGAAAATCCGAACACTCTCGTACTGCCGCCGGATCAATACAACTACATTGCTTCTACCCCTTATTCTGATGTAGTCGCAGATTCCATTCTGTCTGTGTTTAAACGCAATAACCCGGATGTAACCGTACTGAAAGCCAATGAGCTGGCTGGCGCAGGTGTAGGCGGCTTGGATATGATGATTGCATACGTTAAGGATGCAGACCACCAAACCCTGGAAGTTCCGCTGCCGTTCACTCAGCACACTATTCAGCAAAAAGGCTTGGAATTTGAAGTTCCTTGCGAGGTTCGTACCGCTGGCGTGTTGATTTACTATCCGCTGTCCATGAACAAGGCTTCTGGCATCTAATCTGACTATATACTGCCCTTTCAAATGAGAGGGCATTTTCTTTTTTAGGAGGAAAGTGAATGAAAGTTAAAAACATCTCTAAAGCTGTAATTAATATCGACGGTAAATATATCATGCCTGATCAGTGCGGCATCGTTGGTGATGAATGGGGCGAAAACCTTATTGTAAAAGCCTACATCAAAGAACAAATGATTACTGTTGAGAAAGGCAATGCTAAAGAAGCAAATGTTGATGATATGGCAGCAGACCTTGCAGGACTGTCCGCTGAATCCAGCAAGCGTTCTTTGACTGCTTTCGCTAAGAAATACAATATTAATGTAGAGGGCGCAGAAACCGCAGAAGATATTTATTCCGTTATTTTTGCTTTTGTAAACATGGCAAAGAAAAATGTTAACGGAAACTAAAGATAAAATAAAGCAAGCTTTTTCTGTTATCTGCCCCGAACTGATTCTTACTGATGAAGAATTAGAAGTCTACATTAATCTTGTTTCGCCTATGTTGTCAGAAAGTGTTTTTGGCAATATGTATATAACAGCATTTGTTTATCTCATGGCGCATCACGTTGTCCTGCGTCAGCTTATTGCGCAGTATGGAGAAAACGGCTCATTTGATGTTGGTATTACAGGCTCTGTAACGTCGGAAAAAGAAGGTGACTTGCAACGTTCATATAGTGACAAGTCAGCTTCTTTCGATATGTTGGACAAGACGTACTATGGCATTGAATTTAAACGTTTGCGCTCTATGTGCGTTGTTCCGATAGTAACAAGATTGGATAATACGTTATGAGTAGAGTAGAGGATAAAGATTTAGGTTTAAACCGTATTATACGAACGCTAAACAAAGACCTTGACGGCGTTGTGGTTAAGGTTGGTGTACAAGCTAAAGATAAAGCTGTACGGCGAGGGAAAGGCGGAAGCATTCGCAACACTGACCAGCCGTTGGCTGTTATTGCAGCGATACATGAATTTGGGCTGGGCGATATGCCACAACGCTCTTTCCTGCGTTCTGCGTATGATGAAAATCTGCCCATGATTGACAAAATGATTCAACGTGTTGCCAATGGTGCTGTCTTTGGATTAGGAACCAACGCTGCTCTTAATCAGTTGGGCAATGTCGTGCAAGGTATGGTTCAAAGAAAAATTGTCGACGGACCATTTGTTCCGAACTCTCCTGCGACGATAAAGCGCAAAAAAAGCTCCAGACCATTAATCGATACCGGGCATCTGCGACAATCAATCCGCTATGTCATTGAAAGAAAAGGTGGTAATCATGAGTAGTTTTAGAAAGCTGATAACTGTCCTGCGTTACAACGGCAGTCCTGAACTGCTTGCCAACGGAACCTATATGTATCCTACACCACAAGAGTTTAAAGTGTTAGCCAGTGTGCAGCCGCTTAAAGCTAATGAAATGATGTTGCTTCCTGAAGGTAGCAGGACGGCTAGAGCTGTAAAAATCTATGCAGACAAGGAACTTTATGTTGATGATCAACGAACAAATACAATGGCTGACCGCTTTAAATGGCGTGGAAAGCTTTTTGAAGTGGTTGCCAGCGATATTTTTCAAAGTGATGTTATTAACCATTACCGTGCATATGCAGTAGAGGTGAGCGAATTTTGAAAGAAGCTAATACTCGTACTGACGTACTGAATTTTTTTATTTCGGTATTACAAAAAATATATTATCCGATTCCGATTCGCAGAGCAAAAATGAAACCTCCGGCTGTAAATGAATTAAACATCGTCGTTGATCTTCTGGCTGAACGCAGTATAGGGAACGAGGTTGTTTTTTTATCTGAAACAGCACAGTACAGCAATGCTGGTATCATTGAAGCGACGTTAAACATACAAGCTATCGGCGATGGTGCTGTTGAACTTCTGTCGAAGCTTAAACTTTATCTCGAAATGCCGGATATGATTAACTTGTATGATTCTGCAAATGTGGCTATAAACAGTGTCGAGCCAGTGCAAGACATTACAACTTCATTGGATGGCAGAACGTGGCAGGAACGAGCGTCGGTTGATTTGACTGTTTCGTACTGCCGTGAGCTGCTTAACCAGGGTGCAGAATGGTTTAACAAATTAGAAATAAACGGCACTACGAATAACGGCAAGGATAAAGAAGAACGCCCTGCTGTAGATGGTGAAATTGTAAAAGTTGAAATCATGGGAGAATTAGAAAATTAAGGAGATGAAAATATGGCAAATATCGACAGATTAGTCAATGTGCAGATTGCTTTGAATACTACAGGTATTTCATCCAATGGCTTTAATACGCTGATGATTGTATCTGCACATGAGCACGCTGCTCCGGCGTATGTATTGACCATTACGGACGCTGACCAGCTTTTAGATTTAGGCTGGAGTGCAGATGATGCTGTGTATAAAGCTGCATTGCAGGCTTTTAGTCAGATTCCGCATTATGAAAAGGTTAAAATCGGTAGAATGAACTCTGATAGCTCCGCTGCTGATAACATGAATAAGATTTGTGCCGTTGATAATGATTGGTATGGCTTGTGCTATATTGACCGCACATCTGCGAAAATTATGGAAATGGCAGAATGGGTTGAGGCTCATACAAAACTGTATGGTACATCTGTTGCCGAAGCTGATGCGTTGCAAGCTGGCGTTGCAACAGATACAGGCAGTAAGCTGAAAGCGAAAAATTATTATCGCACTTTTATTTTTTACCATAAGGAAGCAGAAAAGGAATTTCCCGAAGCCGCTGTAATGTCCAGATGCTTTACTGTATATCCCGGCGGTGAAACATGGGCAAACAAAAAGCTTTCCGGCATTACAAATGATGATTTAACCGAAACAGAATATCTTGCGTTGACTGCCAAAAACTACAATACCTTTGAGAACTTCTCGGAGAATGTCAGCATTACTCAAAATGGTAAGACTTGCGCTGGTGAATGGATTGACGTTATCCGTTTCCGTGATTGGCTCGTTGAAACCATTAAAACCGAAGAATTTGCAATGCTTATTAATCGTGAGAAATTGCCGTACACTGATGCTGGCATTGCGCTTGTCGAAGGTGTGCTGAATAAAGTTCTGAAGCTTGGTCAAGACCGTGGCGGTATCGCTCCGACTGAATATGATGATGATGGCAACAGAAATCTTGGCTACACTATTACAGTTCCTAAAGCTGCTAATATTAGCGCAAACAAGAAAGCACAAAGAGTTCTTGACGATGTGAAGTTTACCGCACGTCTTGCAGGTGCTATCCATGCTGTCAACATTAATGGTTCTTTGACTTATGAGAACCTTATTCAGAAAGCTTAAAGGAGGGTAAATAAATGGCAAGAGTTAAAACATACGACCCGAAGAAAGTTAAGGTGCTGTTCGGCTCTCTTATCTTAACTGGCGTTGATGAAGGTACTTTCATTAATGTTGAAACGCAAGGTGACGGAATTTCCGCTATTGTCGGCTGTGACCAGGAAATTGTCCGCAGTATTGACCCGTCCTCTGTCTTAAAGCAAGTTACTGTTACTCTGTTGCAGTCCAGCTCCAGCAATGCAGCGTTAAGCTTGATTCAAGATGCAGACAATCAAAATGGTGCTGGCTTGCTGCCGTTAACTATCAAAGATTTGAGCGGTGACAGCGTTATGGTTAGCGATCAAGCATGGATTGTAAAAAAACCAAACTTTCAGCGTGGCAAATCTGCTTCGGACGGAAAATGCGAATGGGTATTTATGGCGGTAGTCCCGGATGAAGCGTTTTTAGTTGGCGGTCACAGCTAAGGGGTAAAATATGAGACAAGCAAAATTTGAAGTAAAGAACAGAAAAATCGGTGCGAACACCTTTTATGTTCGTGCTCTTCCTCCTTTGCAAGGCTTGAAACTGTATGGTGACTTACAGAAAGCTATTACTGCTGCTTTAAAAGGCGGTTTAACATCTGACGGCGGAACGGAAGATATGAAAGAAGCATTATTAGGTGCTCAAATTAATATCGGTGCTATCCTTGCGCAGTTAGGTGAAAGCTTTAATGGTGAAGTGCTGGCACAGTTCTCTGAACGTCTGCTTGATGCTGAATATGTCAGCGTTAAGATTAAGGGCGAAGAAGAAGCTATTATGCTGACAGAGGATGTTATCAATGAGCTTTTTACCGGAAAGCTTGTTGAACTGCTTAAGCTCGAAAAATTTATTGTTGAGGTAAATTTTGGAGATTTTTTCGCTTTAATTCCCAACCTCTCTGGAGTCCGCGAGATGTTGGTGAGCAAGTAGAAATTCCCGGCACCTTGTCGCCAACGCTAACCGCTGAATCTTTTATTTGGCGGCCAGTGTTGGCTAAGGTAGTTACTGTCACGGAAATAAAAGAAGGCACTGTTACATTAAGCGATTTATGTAAAATAAACGCTCTGCTTGATATGCAGAGTGATGTGCAAAGATATTATCTTGACCACCCTAAAAAGAAAGGAGCTGATGCGCCGTGGACGTAAGAAGTTTAGCTATTGCGATTGGCTTCAAAGTAAATAACTCGAATGTTAAGCAAGTAGAGCAGACAACCAAAAAAGTTAAAACAGGGCTTGAACGTGTTGGCGATTCTGCTGATAAAGCTGGCAATAAAGTAGATAGTTTATTTTCAAAGTTAAGCGGTCTGGCTATGTTCGCTGGCGTTTCGCTAACTCTCGGAAGCATCGTTAAAACGATTGACGAATGGAAGGTTATTGAAGGTCAGGTAAACAACGTAACCAAAAGCCAGCAGGAATCAAAAGCTGTTCAAAAAGAGATTTACAACATTGCCAGCCGTACTCGTCAGCAATATAAATCCACGGCTGAGCTTTATACGTCTGTTGCACGTAATGCGCAGGAGCTGAAGAAAAGCACTAAAGATATTCTGCTGTTTACTGAGGACGTATCCAACGCAATGTTACTCGGTGGTGGTGATGCTTCATCTCAGCAAGCTGCGTTGGTACAGTTAGGTCAGGCTTTGGGTTCCGGTACGTTGCGTGGTGATGAATTAAACTCCATTATGGAGCAAGCTCCTAGACTTGCAAAAGCTATTGCCGAAGGCATGGGTACTACAATCGGACAGTTAAGGCAGATGGGCAGCGAAGGCAAATTAACTGCACAAGATGTTTTTAATGCTATTCGTGGGCAATCTGACCGCTTAAAAATGGAGTTAGGTAAAATTCCTTGGACTGTTGGCCAGGCAACAAACAAGATGCAAAATGCGCTTGGAAAGTTTTTCAAAGAATTTGAGGACAAGACGGGCATAGTTGATGGCATAGCGAAACGCATGGCAAAATTTGCAGACTACATCGAGAATATTAATCTTGATAACTTTATTTCTGGTCTGCAAATTGCAGCGATTTATGCAGGCATTCTTTTCGGCATGGCAAAATGGAGCAGTTTTGTAATGATGATTGGAACTGCTGTGAAGTGGATTGTTGCTATGCGAGATGCTTTATTCTTGGCAACCGGGGCGCAAATAGCATTCAACAGCCAAACACGAAGGGGAGCGGCTATGCAGATGCTGCTAATGGGTAAATTCCTTCTGATTGCAGCTGCGATTGCTCTTGTTGTTTTGCTTATACAGGATTTTTACAAGTGGGTAACTGACCCGAAGGCAGATACAATGATGAAACGCTGGTTTGGAGATTTTGAGCCTATAAAAAATAAATTCATTAACTTCAAAGATAGCGTTATTCAATGGTTTAGTGATATTGGAACAGCTATTGCTTTTGTGCCTAAACTTATCTATGAGCTGTTTAAATTGGCATTCCAAGGTATTTGGAATTTAACTTCTTGGTTATGGGAAGGAATAGGCAATGCTTTTGTTTCCGGTCTTGCTGCGATAGGCTATGTTATCGCCGGAGTGATTATGCTGTTTGTTAACGCTTTCAGGTTTATACAAGACAGCTTAACAGTATTGGCTACATTTTTTGCCGATACAATAAATTCGGGATGGCAGCTAATAACTGGCTTTTTTGACAACATGATTAAGTGGGTAAAAGACGCTATTAAGTGGGTTGACCAATTAATCAGCAAGTTAAACATCATGCAAGGCGTAAAAGATTTTGTGAACAATAATATCATTAATCCTATTTCAGATTTTGGCAGCACTGCCGTAAACCGCTTGTTAGGTAATCCGACTGCAACGAACACTTCTTCTAACATTTCCAATAGCGGCAATACAACAAATTACATTCAAGTTACAACTGCCAGCACTTCTCCGGAAGCAACAGCAACTGCGGTAGGCAATGTTGTTAGTCGCAATAACGGCTGGCCAGTTGCTAACTACTTTCCTTTAAGCGAGGTATAGTAATATGCTTGCAGACATTTTAGGCTACAACATTAAAAATCCTACGCAGGTTGGTTCTCTTAAGGTTGATATAGTAAAATCTTTTGAATACACCTATGATCAGGATGTAACAGGACATCCGGTAGAAACAGGTTTTGAAATTGCGGACCATATTGTCAACAAGCCTTTAAAACTGACAATGACTGTCGGCATTTCGTCTACTCCTGTAACGTGGTTCTATAAGAATGGGTGGGGAGAAAAGAAATTTGCTAACGGTTTGCAGCTTTTAGAGGAAATCAGAGATAAGAAGGAGCCTGTGACTATCATTCGTCCCGAGAAGAAGTATGACAACATGGTTATGACTTCTTGCCGAGTAAGCAAGCAGGATTCGTCGAAAAGCATTATTTATGCTGACTTAGCTTTTCAGCAGATTGTTAAGGTAACTACGCAGACAACGGCAATTCCCGAAAACGTTGTAACAGCGTCGCAGGAAGAAAACGCTGGAGAAACTGCGGCAAACGCTGGCGCAGGAAAAACATCTTCTGTTGACATTGGCGGAGGTTCTGCTAATATTCCTGGCAGTGACGGTTCTGGTGGCATTAGTGATTCTCTAGGAAGCGAAACCGCAACAAATAAAAGCTGGCTTGCTGGCGGAGTAGACAGCGTTAAAAGCGGACTAGGCTTGCTGTTTTAGGAGGTAACATGATTACGATTAATTTTGCTGACGGCAATGATGTTGTTTTTAGCGTTCCTTTTGACGGCAAGAAATATAAAGTAAGGATGTGCTGGAACCATGAAGGGCAATTTTGGGCATTGCACCTTTGGGACGCTAACAACAATGTAATTCTTGCTAACGCTTGCGTTGTTCCGAAATTTCCCTTGTTGATGAATCATCATAAAAGTAATGCTCCGAGGGGAGAATTACTTGTCTTGACAGACAAAGAAAGTGTAGGCAGAGATGATTTTCAAAGCGGAGCAGCTACGCTTGTGTATTGCACGGAAGATGAATTTTATGGAGGTTAGCTATGGCACAGTTTGACCGCATTTATAAAATTACTCTAGGCGTACAAGGTTCAGACGGCGTTGTTATTGAAGCGAAGGCGAAAGAACAGGGATTAGAGATAGAGTTCGATATTGCAAAAAGCCTTGCTAAACAAAGCAATTCCTGCTCGCTGAAAATTTATAACCTTTCAAAAGCGACTGCTGACAAATTGGAAAGAGCAGATACAATCTGTATTCTGGAAGTGGGGTACAGCGAGGACGCTGGCTTGAAAAGAATTTTTATCGGCTGGGTAACCGATTGTTATTCCTACATGAGTGGTTCTGACAAAGTAACAGAGATGAAGCTTTATGATGGGCACGTTGCTATCCGTGATAGTATCGTGTCCTTGTCTTACGCTAAAGATGTTAGCAGGAAGAAAGCTCTTGACGATGTTGCAGCAGATATGGGACTTGTAGTGACGTATGCTGATGATTGCGAATTTGCGACGTTTGCCAATGGCTTTTCTTTTGTTGGTGCAGGACGTGAGTGTCTTGATAAAGTGTGTGCCGGGACTGATTTAGAATGGAGTATTCAAAACAACACCTTGCAGATTATTAAGCAAGGCGGTAATACCAATGTGCAAGCTATAAAGCTTACTCCTAAAAGCGGATTAATTGGTTTTGTTGAAAAACTTCTTAAAGGTCCAACAAAAGCAGCAAAACAAAAAACAAGTAAAAAGACTACCCAACCTAAAAGGGATAAGAAAGCAGGCTGGAATGTTAAATGCCTTTTGCAGCCTGTATTAAATCCGGGAGACTTGGTTTACATTGATTCGCAGGAAATAAAAGGGTGGTTTAAAATAGAAAGCTTAAAGCATAACGGCTCGTATAGCGGACAGAATTGGTATACGGAGCTTGAAGTGTATGAGATTGTACCGAAGGAGTGATTAGATATGAGCCTTGATGCAACAGCAGATACGCTGGAAGGATTGGAAAATCTTATGCAGCAAAAAATAGGCAACATTCACACCTGCTTGCCTGGTACGATTTTGTCATTTGATGCTTCTACTTGCCTTGCCAGTGTAAAGTCAACGCTAAAGAAATACACCGCTGATGATAGGGTTCTTGAATATCCTGTTATCGACGGTGTTCCTGTTTTTATGCCCCACGCAGGAGCGGCACAGATTACTTATCCGGTTAAAGCAGGAGATAGCTGC